AATATAAAAAATGATAACAGTTATTAAAGCTTTGTTTTGCCTGTTTTGCTTAGGATTGCTTATGGCATGTGTGATTTGTATAGTATGGTTCTGCTATGCTTTGATGGTGAATTTCTGGAAGTTGTATTTTAAAAATAAATAATTATGAACACAATCTCTTTTGATACTGAAAAAGCTAAGCTAGTCGAAATGGCTGTTTGTAGTGAATTTGGAACAACGCTTTCAGAGATTGTAAGATTTCGGGATTCATTGGCTAAAAAAGTGGTTGTGTTTATTTTAAGTACTCAATTTGGGTATGATAAAAGGATCTTGGGCCACAAGTACCAAATGACGTATTTGTATGTACCAACGGTTATAGAGGAAACAAAGAGGATGATGGTTGTTGTTCCTGCTTTTGGTGAAAAAATTAATGCAGTTTTAAAAAGTATTGAAAATGAGGTTAAAGAAATGGGAGCAGTGGGAAGAGGAAATATTAATTGCGAACTGGAACATTCCGTTGCGTGAATTAATGATTTTTTTGCCACATAGGACCAGGAATACAATTTATTGGAAACTTGGTATTTTGGGCTACAATCGTGAAACTTTTAGGCGATATACAGCCGAGGATGATTTGTTTCTTCGAGAGAATTACGAAACGAAAGGCAATTTTGAAATAGGTAGGATTTTAAGACGAACCGCAAAATCTATCTCTAAACGAATGATAATTTTAGGATTGAAGCGAACGGTCGATGATTTGAAATTTTTAGCAAAAACGAATCGTGGTTGTTTTAAAATTGGTAAAAAATCTGAAAAAGAAATTCCGAATGGTCACTTGAGATTAAATTTTGATGAACGTATAAATAGGAATTTTTATGACATAAAAATTGATAAAAAATTTGTTCGCTTATCTCGGTATTTGTATGAGAATTTTCACGGTGTGAAATTGAAAGATTCAGATATAATTTTTGCTATTGATGGTAATGCCATGAATATTTTGAAAGAGAATTTAGTGCTGATTACCAGGAGTGAATTATTGAGTAAAAATAATATGAATGATGATGCTTTTATTAAGCGGATTTTTAGGATTACTGATCCTGAATTGATTGAAAAATTGAAGCTGGAAATGCCGGAATTGATTACCCAAAAAAGAAAAACAATTATGTTAAACCAAAAAATTAATTTAAAAGATGCAAAGTAAAGTAAATCAATTTATTGATAAAAATTTTGTTTATGAGGGTAAACTTCATAAAGTGCAATCGGTAAAGATTGTAAATCATAAAGCAGTGATTAAAACGGATAGGCTCACTTTTGTAAAATTAGAGAGTGAACTGGATGATTTTATGGCTGAAATTGATTTTAAGGAGTTATCGAAGTTAGAAGAAAAAGAAGCTTTTATTCCGGTAAATCATGTGGCTAAAAAAGAACACGTTTACCAGGCCGAAATTATAAAAACGAATACGCTATCGATGCGGATTACAGATAAACTGGAGGCGGTTTTTGATGAAATTTCGAACAACCCTAGTGAGGAAGCTTATAAGAAAGCGAGTGCTATGGTGTCGGCTTCGAATGCCATCGTGAATGTGCAAATGGCAAATTATAAATATTTGACACTGAAGTAATGGATGAAAGACTTGATTTGTTTAATGCAATTAAATTGTATGATAAAAATAGAACTGAAAATGATGCTTTATTAGTTCTTGCTTATAATAAAAAAGAAGGTGATCTAATGTTAGCAATGTCTGGTGATGTGGATATATTATCTGCTGTTATGGAAAATGATAATGAATGGCTTGAATTAGTAAAATGTGAAGAAAAAAAAGTTACGCATTATGATATGCAACTAGCTTTTTTAAATATTACAATTAATATTTTAAGGACAAATGATGATTTGTATAAAAAGTTTAAAAAAGAATTAAAATCTTTACAATAATGGATCATTTTAAATTACTTCGAGATTTTTGGGATTTTGCATTTGAGAATCCGGAAAAAATATCACCAAATCACTGTGCTTTATATTGTTTTATAATTAATCATTCTAATCGTTTAGGAAGGAAGCCTAAGATTGGTTTACCGACTGAAATGACAAAAGAAGCAATAGGTATAAAATCATATAATACATACATAAATACGCTTAATGATTTAGTATGCTGGGGATTTATAGAAATGATTGAAAAAAGTAAAAATCAATATTCTTCAAATATAATTGCTCTATCAAATTTTGATAAAGCACTTGATAAAGCACTTGATAAAGCAATGTTAATGCAAGTGCAAAAGCAAGTTAAAAGCAATAGTAAAAGCAATGATAGTATAGATGAACTAATAACTAAGAAAGAAGAACTAAAAACTAATTTAGGAAAAAATCAAATTTTAATTTCTTCAATATTAGAAAAACAAGAATGGTGTGAGATTACTTGTATACAAGAAAAAATAGAAATGTCAAGTCTTAAAAGTTGGTTAGATAAATTCAATATTGAATTAATTAGAACAATGGAAGTTAAACATTCTGAAAAAGATTTTGCATCACATTTCACAAGATGGTTAAGAAATGAAATTATAAAAACAAAACAAAATTATGGCAAGCTAATAATAGAGCCACAACCAGCTTACATGCTTAAACCACTATCATAATGGAAAATAGTAAAAATATATCATCATACAAACAAATCGATCGTTCCAGGATAATTGAGTTGGAAAAAGGAAAACTTCCACCACAAGATGTAAATCTTGAAGAAGCGATACTTGGCGCAATGATGATTGATGCTGCCGGAATAGATGAATGTTTGATGGTGTTGAAATCGGCTGATGTTTTTTATAAAGAGGCGCATAAAAATATTTTTGAAGCGATTCAGACTTTACACCACGAAAGCGCAATGGTAGATCTATTGACAGTTTCGAGCCAGTTAAGAAAAATGGGTGTTTTGGCTGAATGTGGTGGGGATTTTTATTTGATACAGCTTACGCAAAAAATATCTTCATCGGCCCATATAGAAATCCATTCAAGATTATTGCTTCAATTTTTTATAAAAAGACAAATGATACGTGATGCTTCGGAAGTTTTATCGAAGGCTTATGATGAAGAAATGGATGTGTTTGAATTGATGTCGTTTGCTTCGGGAAGGCTAGATGCTATAAATGAACAGTCCTCGTCTGGTATTACTGATTTGACAATGAAAGCGGGATTACAAAAAATTGAGAAAAGAATCGAGATACTTTCTTCGGCTAAAGATGATGAGCTTTCGGGTTGTTTTACGGGTTTTAGAAAGTTAGATAAGCTGACAAATGGATGGCAAAATACTGATTTGATTGTTATAGGGGCACGTCCTGGAATGGGAAAAACTTCTTTAGTTTTAAAAACAATGCTTGAAAATGTAAAGCATAATATTCCGGTAGGTTTTATAAGCTGCGAAATGAGTACACAGCAATTGATGACAAGGATGGTGGCGTGTAATAGTCACTTCCATTTGAATCAGTTGTTTAGAACTGGATTCGAGAAAACAAAATATTGGCAGCAATTTAGAGAATTGAAAGAGCAAATGGAAACTTATCCGGCATACTTTGATGATACTTCGATTGATGTATATGATGTTGTTTCGAAGCTTCGATTATGGAAAAGGAAGTTTGGAATTAAGATGGCAATCATTGACTATCTACAGCTAATGAGTTGTAAAAGTTTAGGGAAGAATACGATTCGTGAGCAGGAGATTTCAACGATAACACGGACTTTAAAACGATTAGCAAAAGAGTTAAAGATTCCGATAATATTGTTATCACAACTAGGACGTGATGTTGAAACACGTGGTGATAAACGCCCACAGTTGAAAGATTTGAGAGAGTCAGGAGCTATTGAGCAGGATGCTGATGTCGTTGCATTTATCTACCGTCCATCTTATTACGGATTAGAAGCTGATATTGATATGCAAAGTCAAGGTGCGAATACAGAATTTATAATAGCAAAGCATCGTAATGGTTCCTTGGATCGTAAAGGATTATACTTTGATGAAAATAAAACAAAATTTATGGATCCTGAAGACTTAGAGTTAAGCGATCATTATGATAATGAAATGAATGCGGCAGCAGGTATGTTGCCAAATATCAATTCTAATGAAGCATTTGATAGTAATAACGATGATGGGTTAGCTTTTTAATTATGGCAAGTAAACCAAATAAGATAGTGAGAAGTTGGGTGCCACAACGTGTAGCATTCGAGCGTGAGAATAGTAATTCAGATTTCTATAACTCCTGGCCCTGGAGAAAGTTTGCTAAAAGATTTAAAGAAGCAAACCCTTTATGTGTTGAGTGTTTGAAAAAGGACTTAGTTGTTCCGGTAAAAGTTGTAGATCACATCGTAACTATCAATGCAGGTGGCGGAAAGTTAGATGAAAGCAATTGTCAAAGTTTATGTGAAAGTTGTCACAATAGAAAATCTTCCAACGAAAGTAGGGGGTATGGGGTAAAATCTCGATAGGTTAAAGGGCGGCTACATCGCTGTTTAGTTAGCATTTTACTCAGAGTATTAAATTAAGGGGGGGAGTGTAATATATTAATAATTAGTATTATGGCAAATTTAAGTATTGTTAGCGAAGATTCAGAAATCGTTGAAGTAAATAAAAATCTTTATGAGATTTTAAAAAAACTTCCATCTCCAAATTCAAAATTTTGTTTATCAAAGGACCAGGAATATTGGTATAAGTATTTCGGGCAGCAGCTTATCGATACCAGGAAGTTAACTAAGCCGGATCTAATCCATTTACATCAATTAGCAACTTCAGTTGATTATTATATCCAGGCTGAAATTGAGATTAAAGCGAAAGGCTTTCATGGTGGTTTAATTCAAACTTTTAAAGGTGGTGCCACGAATGTTTCTGGTTATGTCACTATTCGTGAAAAGATGATTAAGGAAATAAATGAGCTTTCAAAACACTTCGGATTTAGCTTTAAAGACCGTAGCAAATTAATTGATAAATCAAAAATTGACGAAAATCAAACAGACATATTTTCTGAATTCTTAAAAGCTAATAATGCTTAATCTCAAATAACATGGTCAAAACAATTTTGTTTTTATTTGTCACGGTTTTTAGCTTTTCACAAAATAAAGACCAGGAACATTACATCTACTTTTCAGGTGCAATCGACATCAGAAATGCAACCGTAGGAAGCACCCCGACAAATAACAAACCAGCAGCAGATTTATTGTATCAATTTGGGATGGTGGGCCAAAATTTTGAAGTGAACATTGGCTACGAAAACTTTAAGGCCATTCATTTTGACAAATACAGTATTGGTATTGGTTATCATTTTCCTTTGTATGGCTACGTTTTCGGAAAACAAATAAAAACTGTTTTTATCCCTAGTATCGAACCATCACTTATTGGGCGTTGGGGTGCAGAATGGCAATGCACCAGCTCACATCTTTCTATTGGTGGTAACTTATCCTTAAGATGGTTTTTGAGCGATAAAGTAGCTATAGAATGGCTTACTAATTTTTTGCCTCGGACTGATTTATGCGCTCGTTATCCTGAAATCCATCCTAGTATTCCAGTTATAAGTAGTAATTATTTGAAAATCATTTATAAAATCTAGCGCTAACGATCCGCAGCTTTGCGAAGGTGGGGATTTCAAGGCACAAAAGTTCAATTTACCCCCACAGTTTAATAGAAGTACAAATGTTTAATAAACCACTAGAGCC